ATTGATTATCAGATTCATTCTTACTCATATTACTTTCGAATGAGACAAATTTGGGTACAAGTTGGGATTCGACCTTTGACATATCTGAATACGACAATTGCCTTAAATAGATTGCGCTTTGGGCGTCATCGTAAAAAGAAATCATAAAGGAGCAAAAGAGATGTCTTCACGGACGGCTGCTCATATTCCATCTTCGGGACACATGGATGCGATGGCAATCGACTATAATCTGAATTCTTCAATCAAAAAGACTTGTAAAATTATTTGAAAATTATATGCTCCCGTCGGGAATATATCTATTTTCTACTGAGTAAAAGCTTTATAGGATAGCGTTTATTTCTTTATCAATGGCAAGCTCCATTCCAGACAAAACTCGCTATACCTATGTCTATCATCCATCGAGGCCACACAAGGAGAGGTGGGAAAAGCTGGCAGCGAAGGCCCATACATCCCTTTCGAAGTACATCATTTCGATAGTAGATGACGTGATTGATGAGAAAGAGGAGATGGCACCCCGGCATGTGCGCGAAATGGAAGGCCTGAAAAATGAAATCAAGTCACTGCGCGAGGACCTCCAGAGAAAAAACGTCATCGTCGAGCGATACGAGGCCGAATTAAAGCGCTATCGTGCGGCTCCGTGGACTGCATCGGATTTCGCAGGCTCCAGGAGATTGAGCGAGGACCTCGTGAGAGTTCTCAAAACACGGGGACCATTGAACAAATTCCAGCTGCTTGAAGCACTTGGGATAGATCCGAGGGAGACCGATCTAATCAAAGCCATTGATGGCCAGCTGGAGACCCTTGGAATCTTTGGTATGGTTAAGGCAGAAAAGGATATCCTGCGGTGGGTGGCTTGATGGCCGATGACCTCATAGGCCGCTACCTGGAAGACTGCTTAGTCCGCGGCATGACTCCGGGCTCCATCTCCCGCTACAAATCAGTCTTAGGTATCTTCCAGTCGTATCTTGTCGGGCGTGGAGCTGAGGTTCAACGGGCGGAACAGGCGGACCGAGAAGAATTGCGGGGCTTCATAGAGCATATGCGGAGGGATCGAGGAGCTTCGCAGAAGACCATAGAGAGGTACTTCAGCACGCTCTCCAGCTTCTATGACTACTTGATCTTCGAGGGCCTGATATCGTCGAATCCAGCTCTGATTATCCGCAAGCGCTACCTTAAACGCTACAAAGATAATGGAGACAGCCACGAAAGGCAGCTGATCAGTGTCGAGGATGCCGGCAGGATGGTTAGGGCCACTCCGACGATCCGGGACAAGGCGTTGCTTGCCCTGCTCTTTAAGACCGGAATGCGGCGCGGAGAGCTGCTCTCTCTCGATGTGGGAGATGTCAATCTGGTCGAAAATACCATACGCCTGAAGCCCACAGCGAAGAGAAGCAATCGAACGCTTTTCATGGACGATGAAGCGGCCTATCTCCTCCGGCGATGGCTCCGGGTCCGGGAGGGCGTGAACCGGAGGAATGAAGCAGCCCTATTCCTCAGCACGTGGGGCAACAGGATCTGTAGGAATGATGTCTATCGAGTTGTGACTGAGGCAGCCAAGAACGTGGGACTGCATAACCCAAAATCGGAGCGGCTGGAGGATCACTTTTCACCCCATGCTTGCAGACATTGGTTTTGCACTCATCTCTTTCGGGCCGGGATGAGGCGAGAGTACATCAAGGAGCTGAGGGGCGATAGTCGGAAAGAGGCGTTTGATTTATATAACCATATAGATTTAAAAGAATTAAAAGAGGCTTATTTGGCGTGCATTCCGCAGTTGGGGATATGACTGCCCCGAACTGTGGAAGTGATAAATGGGGCCGCGGAAATATCGTTAAGAGCGATATCGCTCAAAACAAGATAACCGCCCAGATGGGCGCGCCAAGATGTTTTGAGGAGCCCCCTATACTGGGCAAATCACATCTTTAGTCGTTGTATTCTTAACTAGATACTCATTCAAAGATGCATTCTTGAAAGCAGATATAATGGTTAGAACCCTTTTAGTTTGATCTCCATTCTGATCCATCGGAAGGGTCACACCCCAACATTTTTGACCGCCTTTCTTGAAGAGTCCAGTACCAATCGCCCCATTACCATATTTTTCTACCGATACGCGGCCGCACATATTTTCCATGGAAGAACTCAAAGCATTCTCCAACAAGCTGGTAGAGAAGGGCCTAGGCAAATCCATGATATAGATGAATCCCGCCGATTTTGTGTGGAGGTCTATTAAGATCGTCATATCAGTAATTATATCATTATCATCTATGGTGGTGTCGCTTGGATCTATTTCGGGATCCAAGGTACCAAGATCTAGCGATATGTTGCATTTGCCTACTTGGATATCTTTCGCCAAGCCCATCGCGGATATAGAAATTAATAAAAACATGATTATTACAAATTTCTTCATGATTGATACCCCAGGTTCGAATAGTTGGATCTGATGAAAAGGGTTTCGGGTGACAAAGTCGTTGGCAGAAAATAGAGAGCGAGCGGGGCTATTTGGGCGGCTCTTCTTTTTTGTTAGGATCTGGATATTCATCAAATGCCCTTCTCACCAGAATATATTCTGGCTGGAAATGATCAAGTTCCATCTGCATAACTCGGCGAACGTCCTCGGAGCTGAGCAGTTGAAAAAGATTATGAATATGGAATTTGATATATTCATTTATTATACTCTCTTCACCAGTTGCATCTCTGGGCGCGTGATTTGGAATAACAACGATTTTCTCATGATGGTCGGTTTGTATGACGGGGACGGCCCCGGCTATCCATAGAAAATACTCCAATATATTAATCAAATGACTTATCTCATAATGTGTTATCAATTTTTTAATCTGTTTTGGTGGCAAATATCTTGAAATGGTAATCGCTACGACGGGCAACGTGTCTAACCACTTCTTAAATTTCCTTCGTACAATAAAATCATTAGCTTTATCTCGGACCTGTGCACCATGATTTTCTTCTAATTTTCTTTTTTCCGTGTCAGTAAGCATGTTCTATAATAGTTAGTGAAACTACATACCCTTTTCGGATGAGTTAATCTATCCCAACGCGATTATTTATCCAATAATTTTTATAGATTAGTGGCTTACACTAATATAGATAGAAAGACTTAAATAGATTAATTGAATACTTGATATATAGTAATTAAAAGATAGGCGGTGAGATTACGAGATCGGTAAAATTTCCAGCAACTCTGATGGCGAAAGTTGATTCGAGGACTCGCAAAGCGGTTGAGAAGTTGGCTATGAAGGACGGTCTAAGCCTGGGGGAAGTGACGCGTGATCTTCTGAACGAAGGCATAAAGGCCCGAGGGATCGAATGCTGAAAAAGATAGAAGCGGGAGGCCAAGCGGTGCAGTTGTCCAGACCAAACCGCCAGGCCGCGAACACGCGCAGATCACGGTGTCAGATATGAGTAGTGCTGTTTCTGAATTTAAACCTATCTCGGAGCCTGAACCCCGCTGGCCGATAGACCGAGAAGAAAACCGGAATATCCTGCTTCGAGCATTTATCAAAGACGGTTTCTGCATAGCGGCCTTTGCCCATGATGTCCTCGCGTTGCCAGCGGCGTTAGAACCTCAACTTCGCGGGCTGGTGGGCCGCAAAATTTCGGTGCTGTGTTTCGAGAATCGCTATCGTGTGCATGACCTTTCGGGAGAGGAGCATGCCTGACTCATGCCGGGCGACTGGCGCTCCCTGGAGCGCAAAGTCGAGCGGAAGCTGTCAATCAATTGCGTTTGGCTGGCTGGCTCTATTCGGTCCGAGGCCGGGATTCATTTTCAGCACCTACCACACAAAACCCGCATGGCTGCAATGGAATGAAGGTGACCGCCATCATGGGCTCGCCCGTTTTCATGTAGCACCCAACGGCGAGATAGACAATGAGCCCATGCAAGCAATCCAGCGCAAGAAGCCTTGCCAGGTCTCTTCGAAGCAGTGGGGCCGGTACTGATGGCCGCCACAGCAACTGAGCTTACCCGCAATCACTACCAAAGGCCCGAGGTTCGCGATATTATCAGCAAGTTTGCCCTGCCCGGAGAAGGGTTCTGGCGTGCTCTGAATGGAGACTTCCATAGATGGTATCGGTATTCAAAAGAGGGTGGGCTTGCTCGGCTGATAAACGCGACAGAGGACTACGATGAGATCACTAATGCTTATCGCACTCTCTACCAGACCCTAAACGTCTTCGATCCAGGCCTGTGGATGATCGCCAGGCCAAAAAAGGAGATCACCTCCGACAATCCTCTGGGGACGCCAGCGGATACGGTAGCCTACACCCTGGGCACTGACATTGACAAAGGCCATGGCTGCGACATTGAGGATCCCGAGGTAAAGAAGGCCGTTGAAGCTGCCGCTCAATTCCTTGTGGACTATCTGAAGGAGCACGGCATCCACGAGAGCGTTTGGGTGCTCTTCTCGGGCGGCGGGATCTACGTTGAGGTCCACCACGAGTTATGCAGGCCGAAATCGTCAGCACCAGAGGACAGGCAGGCATTCTTCGAAGAGCTGACCGACCGATACAACACGCTCATCAAGCATGTAGAGACGGAATTCTTCGAAGCCCACCCGGAATATATCGATAAAGTAAAATATGACGCGCTGAATAATTCCAAGAGAGTCTTCAAGTGCATCCTCTCCATCCACAAGAAAAAGCCCTATGCAGTGACACCGCTTAACCGGGATGCAATCAAGATTGACTTTGAACGCACCCGTGTTCCGTTGAAGGCCGATATGATAGATGAGGCCAAGACGTGGTATTCCACCTTTGATCCTGCTGAACGTGAACCTCTGCTCAAGCTTCTGGATGAGTTCAAGGAGACCGAGGAAGAGAAGAAGCGATCGACTCACCATTTCGAAGAGATATGGATATCGAGCACAAAGGCCGATCAAAAGGCCTTCCCACCCTGCATTAGGCATATAATCAACATAGCGAACCCTGGTGAAGGGAAAACAAGATTTACGGCGGTTCTATCTACATTCCTTTATCAAATGGGGTGGGATGAAGAGGAAGCCTGGAACCTCGTCAAAACCGTCTCTGATCAAAATGGGCTTAATAATGCCGGTCATGTTTTTGATTCATGCTTCGGACGGATAAGCTGCCCTTCATGCAAGACGATTCAGGAAGATGGCGCCGGCTATCCTCATCTCGGACTAAAGGGGCTTGGAGCCTGTTCGCCGGATGATAAATGCGACAAATGGCCAGGCGACTATGGAGTATTGGACTTCTTCAGCAAAATGAAAGAGGCCAACGCGAAGAGCAATGACAACGGCTATAAGGGCGCACTGATTGAGCTTAAGGACGTTGCAGACATCCATTATGATAAGAACGGCAAGATAACGGAAATTCGCTTTAGTCCTACATTCGCAGCCCAGGCGGTTCTTGATAGAATGCCATTGGCGATGTCCAAGGACTCCGAGGATATCTATCGATTTGATGGCCAGATCTACCGGCCAGACGGCGCACGCATAATCGATCTGGCTTTATGTGGCGCGGCGGGCGATCTCCTCACAGCTCTCAAGCTCCGCGAGGTATTGAGGCGGATCAAGAACATACTTCTCGATAATCCAGTGGTATTCGACCCTGATCCCTACCTTCTCGGAGTCAAGAACGGCGTGGCCAATCTCCTTACGGGCGAAGTCCGAGAATACCGACCCGAAGATCTGATCCAAGACCAAATACCGGTCTCCTTCGATCCCTCGGCCAGGTGCCCGGCATTTCTGGCCTTCCTGGAGTCGATCACTCCCAACGTAAGCGACAGGATCACCCTAATAGACTGGTTTGCCGCCACAGCAATTAAGGAACCCCTGGCATACGTGCTATTTCTTCTCGGGCTTGGACGGAACGGCAAAGGTCTTTATGAAAACCTGATTAAGAAATTCTTTGGCGATACTGCCTTCAGGGAAATGCCGTTGGCCGAAGTGGGTAAGAACAACTTTGCGGCGAGCGGATTCTATCGCAAACGCGGCTGGATTGCATCAGAGACTGGAAAGAAAAAAGCCGCCATTGGCACCGATTTCTTGAAATTAACATCAGGCAATGGTTCAATCGACGGAGACCGAAAAAACCAGAGTCGGATTCAGTTTGAGCCCTACTTTCAGACGATTGTTGACACAAACAACATGCCTCGGATCGACGACAGTTCAATCGGCTGGCGAGAGCGGTTTGTGAAGGCTGATCTCCCGTACACGTTCCTGATGAATCCAGACAAAACAAATCCTCTGGAAAAACAAGCAGATCCGGACATGGAAGCCAAGCTTTCAACTCCGGGCGAGCTTTCTGGCATACTCAATCTCGTGCTCTTCAGATCGGTAGCAATCGGGAAGAGCAGGACTATCCACAAGCGAGCGGGCGCTGAGATGTTCGCAGAGTACGCGGAGCAAAGTTCCTCTGTGGCTACGTTCCTGGAGATGTTTTGCGAATTTGTGACAGAAGGCGTCGATTTTTGGACACCATCAGGGCCAATATATGAACAGTATTGCAAATGGTGCAGCTATAAAGTAGGCGAAGTAGTGGACATTAGATACTTCGGCAAGCAATTAAAGAACTTTTGTGGTGGATTTGAACCCAAACGTAGTAAAGACAAAGACCGAAAGAATACCACGGAGTATAAGAGGCTCAATTTCGATAGCAAAAGATGCACCGAAGTATTGAAGGCTTTACAGCAATCGGTTTCTAAAGATGTCTCAGTTATGTCTCAAAGTGTCTCAATGATGTCTCAATCAGAAAAGAGCCAACAGATAACGATGTCTCAATTGTCTCAATCAAATCTATGGATTGAGATCTTAAAGAGATTTGGCGATCCTTCAAAGATCCCAAATAATCCTATAGAGAACAAAGGTAAGAATTTCATTGAGATGATTGAGACAATTGAGACATCAGCACTAGTCGAGCCTGTGGAAGACCGACTTAATAGAGACAAAACTGAGACATTGACTGAGACAAAGACCATCGAGGCCGATCTCCTCCGAGTCGAAGAGCAGAGGGAAGTGGATGAGGCCCATACCAGGGAGCAGGCAGGCAAGTACACCCCGAAGCGGCCAAAGTCCTACTTGGAAATGGCCGGAAGCGTCCCCTATGACACCTCTTCGCCGGAAGCTGAGAAGATCTGTCGTTCCTTCCGTTGGCAGCTCGCCAGAGGAATGGCCCCGAGGATGGATGTGCTTGTCAAGGATACCGGATTTTCCCAAGAGGCTATCGAGAGCTATCTAAGCGGAGTTCCCTGGGTCCGCAAAGACGATTCCTCGCCAGCTGGGATCGTGGTCTATCTGCCTGTGGAGGCCTCGGCGTGACCGACCCCGCCGCCGTCGCTGGCCTGCTGAAGCTCAGATCATATCTTTTTGAGTCCATTGCGCAAGCGGCAGATGAAATCAAGTCTATTGATGACGAAATTGAGAACATACTTCAAGGCAAGAGGCCAGGAGCAGGAGCAGCATAAATGACGAAAGGAAAATGCCATTCACGAGGCGCTAGACGCAATGCTATGCGATGGATCGAGCAGAGTCGGAAGAAGAGCCGGAAAGCGAAGGCGAAGAGCTACGACCGCAAAGCCTACGATGGCAACGATGGCGAAGACCCCCCTAGGGGTGCGTCTGAATTACAGAACCGGAGGCGGTAAGCATGGTAGAAAAAAAGAAGCCCGAATACATCAAACTCAAAAAACCCGACGACGTCATGGCCTACGTGCAACGGCTCATAAACCGCCTTCGACGCGAGAACAAGGAAATTGAACAGCTCGGCAAAATCACCTATTTGCTGAATACCTGGACTTCTGCGTTTAAAGCTCACGTTGAATTTACAGAAGTGCGAAAACTAAAGGAAGATATCGAACATCTTGAGGAACAGATGAAGCAAAACGGCGGCGGGCGGTATCAATGAAAGATATCTCCGGCATAGCACGCCGACTGAAAGAGATTGCATCGGAAGTCCACGCGACACAAACTCCATCCACCGACGAAGACGGCAACCCCGTGTGGATTGATGGCAGTGGGCTACATGTCGCATTCCAAGTAATGAGAATCGGGCGAGATCTTGGCAGGAAGACGATGCTTGCAGATTTTCCACCCGATCTCTTGAAGCAAATAGGGCTGTGGTCACGCGCGGAGTTGACACCCGAAGACAGCCAGGTCGCCAGGATCACGAAAGCGCTTTGCCAGCAGATCCTCGCCGAGGGGCATAGATGATTGTCGCCCTGGGCGCACTGAGGCGGCGCATGGAGGGCTTGAGGGCAGCCATACCGAAGCCCGCGCCCTGGCCACCGGAACCGGGTTCGTTCGAGTGGTGTTTATGGACCAAACTTGAGCAGCCTGTTGAAAAAATGAATTCTATGGACATGTACCTCAAAGTTGCCGAAAAAGTGTGGACGGGCGAAGCTGAGGCCGTTGTAAATGATTGTGAGGTTGCCATATGCTAGTCAAAATAAAAATCGTGGGAAGTGCAGGGGATCTAATACCAAAAATCGAGAAGATGAGCCCCGAAGACCGCGAGTGGTTGGATAAGAAATTCCAGGAAAAGCCGAAAGGAGAGCCCATGCAAATGGATCTTCCCGAGGCTATTCGGCTCTTAACTGCGTTTAATGAAGTCGAAAAAATATATTTCGAGGTTAGATGAACCTGAAGCCGCTCAAGAAGGATTTCAAACAGCTCACCACGAAATACCATCCTCCCTGTGCACTGTGCCAGGCATTGTCGGCCCTGAGTGACGACGAACTTATAGAGCTGGATCTGTTCACGGAAGGTAAAATAGTCGCACTGAGCCCCGCCCTGGCCGCGAAGGAGTGGCCTGAGCCGTCGCCCTGGTGCAAGTGTTGTGGCCGGGAATAGTCCGGCCTGCATCACAAAGCCGCTAGGGATCTCCTCCCACCGGCGTGAATGTTTTGTAATTAAATATACAGAGGTAGATACAAATGGCAGAAATTGATACACAACTGGCAGAAGCCCAAGCAGAAGCGATGAAAACCGGCAACTGGGGCAAATACAACAGATTGGTGCTGCAAAAATCAAATGCCGAAGTTGTGCCGGAAAGAGTAACAAAAATCGAGGATGGCAAGGCCCTTTTCTTGCCCGACTTCAAGCGGCTTGAATCCACTCTTCAGAAGAAGCTTATGGATCCGAGCACAGGATTCAATGAACGTATGCGGTTACAGGAAAAACTAACGACCCTTTCACTTCACTGGCAAGAAAGCGGCATCCGCGACCCCGGCGTAGTTGTGGCCCTGCGCGACAGCATCATCGGCAACCTCAAAGAGGCCGGGACCATGAGCCTTCCCGAAGCGGATATGGAAGCGATCTTTGGCGAACAGCGGCGTCACCTGGCAGAGCTGAATTCGATCATTTCTGAAGCTCAGCAAAAGGGGTTGATCTGAATGGCCGCAGGCGTTAAAGAGACCACTATCATCACCGACGCCGCCCTGACCCCCCTGGAAGAGCTGCCCTTTGTGCGTGTCAGGCTTGCCCCTCAAAGGGATGCTGTGGGCCGCCAACGTGCCCAGGACCGCACCGCGCTACTTGTCGCAAAGTGGAAGATCTTGCGCGAAAATTTGCCGATGATCCGAGCGTCGTCTCTGTCGTGCTGTGAAGCGGTCGAAGGCAAAGCCGGTGTGGTGACTCTTCGGATATTCGACAGGCCGAAGTATGACGCGATCCAAGCGAGCATCAAAGAGACCGTTGAGCTGATAACCAAGCTCGATCAGGCAGCGCGAGAGCTGGATGCGATGCACGCAGGATTCTTGAGCGAGCTTCATAACACCCGCTCCAGCCTTCAAGGTGTGGAAAACCAACAACGGGCAATGCTCAACACGTTCGCCTCTGCTGCTATCCAGCGCGGCACAAACTCGCGGAAAAGCGTTGAGGACATCCTGGCAGATGATCAGCTCTACCAGGGCAGAAAAACAAATGTTGAGTTCCAAATAAAGACCGCAAAGGCCGGACTGGAAAAAATACTCGCAGATATAGAGCGTATCGAGAGCATCTTAAGTACGTGCGGATGCTGAGGCGACCGGCCTCTAATCCTTTTTATGAAGCGAAAGAAGAAGCCCCGACCCGAGGATGAGCCGGACCCCACCAAGGCCGCTCTTCTGCAGGACCTTGGCCGGGCACTACCCAGCAAATAATTTTTTTCAGAGGTGATTAATTTTGACTTACATTCCAACAATTTGGAAAGAGCATAGCATGTCACCGAGCGAGAAGTTGGCAGGGCTGCAGAATGCCGAGACCATCTACAGCTCGCTTGTGTCGTATCTGGATTCATATTTCCATGACAGCAGCTACTATCTGAAAACAGAAGCCGATGCAAAGTTCTTCGGACTCGGCACTGGTGGAAGTGGCAGCGGCCTGGTAGCCGAATTCCTGGACGGGATGACCGCTCAGCAGATCCTTGATGCCGGATTCCCATCAGGCGGTATCTGTGGATGGGCTGGAAGCGAGGCGGCCATTCCCGGAGGCTTCGACCTCTGCTCGGGCTCAAACGGGACGCCCAACCTTAGAGGAAGGATTCTGGTATCGGCTGGCGGCAGCTACACCAGAGGGCAGTCTGGCGGCCTGAATACCGCATATCCATCGGCGTATTCTGTGACCATCGCCTCCCATGCGATCACGGCTGATGAACTGCCGCCCCATACACATGGATACGTTGATTATTATAGAAATTCTGGTTCTGCCGCGAGTTCGTCTGGAGGCGGCGGCAATGCAACGGACCATTCCGGCTATTATACAGATGCCGCCACGTCAACCGGACATGACCATCCTGCGACCTTCTCAGGCGAGGCCACGGACATCAGACCTGCATTCATGGCCCTTTGCCTGATCTGCAAGAGGTGATCAACACGTACATTCCTCCTTTGCCTCAATATGTGCCTACAGAATGGGGACCAGGCGTGTTTATGTCGGGGAAGAACCTCAACCACCTCGAAACACAATATCCTCTGATGAAGGCCATAATAGACGGCCACAATCACGATGATGAGATTGATTCAAAAGCGCTTGCCGATTCTACATTCTTCAGCGTGACCAACATGGGCAGTGGTAGCGGCTTTGATGCCGATATGATTGACGGACTGCATGTTGCTGATCTAATCGCCAATGTGCTGCCAGTAGGCTCGATCATCTGGTTTAAAGGCACTGATGCCCAACTCCCACCGGGCTGGAAGATCATGAATGGCCAAACGGGAACATCTGACCTGAGAGACCTATTTGTGATCGGGGCCGGTGGCAGCTACGATGCTGGCGACACACAAGGGGCCTTCTCTACTCCCATATCAGGCAGTGTCTCTGTGGGGTTGCATACTCTGACTGGCGACGAAATGCCTTTGCACACTCACGGTTATGTGGATAGGTCAGACAACTTGTCTTCCACGATCTCAGGCGCGAGCACTCCTGCAGGTGTTGGCGGCGAGACCTCAACCAACAGAACCACGGCCTCGGCTGGCGGCGGGCAGGGGCATGGGCACCCAGGAAGTTCAATTGTCCTAAACAACCTGAACTGTGTGCCGCCTTGGTATGCCCTCTATCTCATCAAGAAGGTGAACTAATGTACACTCCAAAAGCATGGGGTCCTGGTGACTCGGTCCAAATTTCCGACATGGACCACATCGAAACCCAATTCAGCGAGGCTTATAACTACTTCCTCGAACACGGCCACGACTCCCGGTATTATAACAAAACGGCAGCCCGTGAAACCTTTTGGTACAGTGGCAACGATGGGTCGGGTTCAGGAGCGGATGCCGATCTGATCTACTCAGCATCCGGAAACTTGCACGCGTCATCTTTTGCGGGCCTGGGGATTCCGGCAGGGCTCATAATCTGGTGGGAAGATCCAGTTATCCCGGACGGCTGGCATATCGCAAACGGCGAAGCTGGCACAAGAGACCTTCGAGATCGATTCATCATTGGAGCAGGCACGGACAGTGGCTATTCTGTGGGAGATACCGGCACCGGCATTCACGCACCGCTTGGAAGCATCTCAATAAGCGGACACGCTCTGACCGCAGCGGAGATCGCCGGGCATCAGCATGGAATGAATGATATGTTCGATGGCTCCGGATATGGCGGCCCTGTGAATTTTCCAGGATCTACAATGTACTTTCCCGGCGGGCAATTCACAAGAAGCCTGACAACCGGCTACAGCTCGGTCGGAAAAGCCACGGCCGATGCCCATTTGCATTCCGGGAGTTTCACAGGCAACAATTTTCAGGCATTGCCGCCGTCGTATGCACTTTTTTGCATTCAAAAACTTTGAAAGAACCAGTGGCCTATACCATTTGAGGTGATCAGAATGATATCAAAAATATTCATTGTATTTTGTCTGGTGGTGGGCTTGATCATGCCCGCCATGAGCATGAACGAAACGCAAGCCGCTTACCTGAAAGGTTTTGATGACGGCTACCTAATGGGCTCCTTGCACATGGACGCGGCTAATACCAACAATGTGACCGTGATCGAGCTATTCAATCAGAATGTGGTGAAGTTCAACGAATGGGCGAATACCACATTTTCACCAGAAGAAGCCAAGCGAATATGTCTAGCAGTTATTCCTTTGAGAGGATGATAAAAATGGCAACTTCAAACGACATCAAGGCAGCTTACGAAAAACTTGAGGCTGCCAAGGAAGAGCTATACCTAAAAGAAGAGGCCCGCATTGAGGCCATACTGGCGAGAGAGAAGGCTTTCATGGCCGCTATGGACAGAGCCCGTGTAGAAGATGAGATTACCGACCCCGGAAAGCTGCAACAGCGCGGGGAGAGGGGCAGCAGAGCAGAGCTAACCGACCTGCATATCGCAGAGAAATCCAGCCGCAAAGCCCAGCATGACTATACCATGGCAGGCATCCGTGTGGACAGCCTCAACAAGCAGATCGAAGCCGAGAAGCTGGCTTTGCAGAGGTGATGAAATTGGATGAACGAATCCTTTGCCCACACAAGGAATGCGACCGCTATTTAAGCGACGGATCGTGGTGCATCGAGAATGGATGCTTCGGGAAGATAGGCATCACTGTGGCGGAAATGGTACCTAAGATCGCCCTTGGCGGGTGGGGAATCCATCCGAAGAGATTTCTCAAAGGCGAGCTGTGAGGTGACCACCCAAAACTTTTTTGATGTATCTTTTCTAAAATCCTAACCATTTTCTCCAACCATGAGTCTCCTTTTTCGGATGCTCCTTTTTATGCTTCGCGGCCAGTCGTTTGATTTCCGCGTCCCTTGTCTTCGGATTCTGCAAGCGCTCCAAGTAGCGATCTTTTGCCGCGGGCGCGAGGCTTATAGAATGACGACAGCCATCATGAAACAAACCGCCTGCGCTTGCCCTTGAGAGGGGCGGGTATTCATGGTCCTTGCCACTTATTGAAAATGTCTTGCCCACCCACGGATCACATATTGGGCAACCGGTGGGAGTCGAGCTGATTATAACAAGGTCGTGGCCATTTGATTTAAGCCTTTCAATAGTGGCCTCTCGGGCTTTGCGATTAGACTTGTCGGCGTTTTCTTTTCTCTTTTGTGACATAATCCACAAAGCGGTTTGAACATCAAAAGACTTTTCCTTATCTCACAACCAGATATTTTATTAGCTTTTTATTATAATTTCTATAATGACCTTTAAGCCCCGGATCTCCCCCCTCGATGAATCATAAGCCCTGGCTGATGATCTCATTGGAGCATGGCAAGGGCCCGCAGAGGCAGACAAAATTAGATATACCACGGCCTCAATTTCCCCCTGGTCAGAAGAATTCAAGACTTAGGAGGAAGCAATGGAAGAGAAGAAGGCCGAAGAAATTAAGAAAGGACCGCCGCAGTTCGTCCCCAAGCTCAAGGACAAGAAGGTCATCATTCGCCTGGTCTCCGGTGGCCAGCCTGTCACAGGGATTATGGAGGGCTACAATCCTTACGAATTGCTTATCCAGACAGTGAAAGGTGAGCTTGTGGTCTTCAAGCACGCCATTGCCACAATCGAGATAGTGGATGAGCCCGCAAAAGCCTTCACGAAATGACCCGCCTTTGGTGCGGCGATATTCGTATTATTATAATTAGTATAACGCCCTATAATCAATGATCTCCGGACATGATGAACGATAAGAGCTACCTAGACATCGCTTGAAGGCCTATGGATGGAGGAGGGTGAGAGGGGCAAAGCTTGGACTGATTGGTGAGATGGTCTCCCTCTACCCAATAATCTATAAGTATCAATCATGTATAATTACTTTTTCGATCTTTTCTCGGGATACACCAAAGCCCTCGATCTTCTAAGCTTCCGCGGAAGCCTGGAAACATTCCAGCCAAATCTACCGGGTGGAACAGTTTTCATATATTTTAGCCAATATCTATCTCTATCTCAAATTAACGCTATCTATTGAACTAGGCAATTTCACGCCAAGTTCTTCACTTTTAACAATCACAAGAGTTCCGGGCCGGGACGTTTCCAGGCTTCCACGGAACCTATGAAACTATTTTAATAAAAGTAATTTCTCCCTGGGCTTCAGCTTGGACGCTCTGGTCTCGACCTTGCCACCCATGCTCTTGAGAAGTTCCGAAAATCTATTCTCCGGCATCCTCATGATTTTGCGGGCCTCTTGTCGGAGCATCTTTCCGCCGTTTGCCGCGAGAAGGGCCAGGAGGATCTCGCCCCTATCCTTCCGCATGGGCGGTGTCCTGGCGGCTCCTCGAAGATCATTGATTAGCCTGAGCTGGATAAGCTGATTCTCCGAGAGTGTGGCGTTCTCGCGCTCCAGGGTCTTGACTTTGATGCTGAGGTCTCGGACATCGAGCCGCAAAGCTGTCAGCTCCGCTTTGAGCAGGTCCTCATACATGAAAGACCCCTAAAAAGAGAGAACTACCAGGATAGCGGCCTGTCTCCATCTTCGGGCTATGTGGCGGCGATGGCTGGCGGCTCTCCGGCGTTTTCTGCAGCTCATGCTATGCAAGGCTCGCGCCTCCCTTCAGGAATGGGCGCAGTGCCGGGGACAGTGATATTATCGGTTACGAAAATATCAGCCCGTAGACGTAACATTTTTTTGCAGAAATACGCAAAGTCGCGGCCATTTCCCGGAGATATGAGCGTGAGATTAGATAGTCGCCTAATGCTGTAATCAAGCCATTCCTCACGGGTTTTGGCATCGACCTTACGGTATTCCCGAACCCAGGCGTCGAACTCTATTCGGTCGCCATATCTTGGATTGAATGCCGCAATAGTCTTTCCCACATGAGCCCAAGCATGTCCTACATGGACCGTCTCATTTCCAGGCGAGTACAAGTACAAACCGCATAGGCAAATCGTGGGCTCTCCTCTTCGATAGGGGCCACGAACGAAACCAAACTCTCGCACCCTGGCGGAAAAATGGCATTTGTGGCCCAGGAAGGGCTTGAGTTGGGGCCTCATTGCGGTACCACCGTTATTTCAGGGTCTGGTGACGCTATCTCTGTCCGCATGGCCTCCAGGAGTGCATCTGCCCTATCGTATCTCTTCTGGCATTCGGCTTCTTGTGTTCTGAGCGAGGCCCGGGCGTTGAACATGGCCATCGTGTGACTGCAGATCACATCGAAGCCGAAACGCCTGCAGGCATCCAGGCAGCTTATTTCGGACTCCTCGGTGTATTCAAACGGCTTGCTGCCTCCCTGAGAGATGACATGGGACCGAGTTAACTGGCCATCCTCGTATAAAGTCAGTCGTTCCGTGGCGCACTGTGAACCATTGTCTTCGATCAATTCGAGCAGAACGAGACGGCCTCGATAACACGGATCATCGTTTCCCCGGTCCAATAGAGGCATATTAATGTATAGCTTTCTCAATAGCAGGTCGAGTGCTTCGGCTTCTTTCTCCAGAGCTTTCCCTTTAATGTCATTTACTCGCCAGGCTGTCGAAATGAACTCATTCAGTGGTCCCAACACATCACGCGACGCAGAGGCGTTCATCTATGCCGCCCCTTTGATCTCATCCACAGGCCCATTGAAGCCACCCGGCCACTTGCCAGTAGGCCGGATGCTGCCAGAGTCGGCCATGGTCGCGGTCTGCTCTTGTGGGAAGTAATGCCGCTGATGTTTGCACCGCCCGCCGCGATAGGTCGATGACGGGCAGGAGCACGCCGTGTCGGTCACGGTGTAATAGACATCCTTCTTATTCGACAACACCAGGACCACGCCGCCCTTCAAGCTCACATCGGTGGGTAATGGGTCGCTCGCTCTTCCTACAAAGGCTAATAGGCTTTTCACAGAGTCTGTGCTTTGCGTTACCGGGCCAGTTCGGCCTTCTAATAGATTCTGTCCATACATTGCTTTGCACCAATAGCACTATAGCACTGGCAAGTATAAGAAGATTTTGGTGCTATTGCACCATAATGCTTTTAAGCAAAAAACGCACACTATTACAGCATGGGAAGAGTTAACGTATATCTCCCTGATACGTTGGAGAAAAGGCTGAAGGACTTTGTTTATAAGAAAACGGGTTCTTTTCGTGGTCAGAGCGGAATTGCAGTTGATGCTATCGAAGAATATCTAGACAAACATGAGCAAGAGTTAGAGAAAAGCGGAAACCCTTGTGAGGCCTCCGCTTAATCCCTAAGTCATTGTTTTGTGGTGCAAAGCAATGACTATAATATAATTTCCTTGTCTAAAACAATAATGGTTTACTGAGTATTTATATGCTCCCGTCGGGATTTGAACCCGAGTCGAAGGAGTGAGAGTCCTTCATGATTGGCCGAGCTACACTACAGGAGCGCGGATTGGGGGTAGATCATACTATCATTTAAGGCTTTTGGCCCGC